TTTCGAAACACCGCGAAGCAGGAAACAACTTGCTGCTGAACCAACTTCGCGAAGTTGATATCCTCCAGCATTCCGGAGATTGAAAACACCGGGGCCAGCTGAGTGACGCCCCGAGTTGGGTTTACTCGCTTTGGGTTGTAAACATGAAAGACCTGCCGGATCCCATCTTCGTTTCGAACGTCGATCGGAGTGCAATCACCGAACTGGCCAAACTCGCTCAGCTCTTCCGCAACGTGGTATTGCTCGCGACGCCCGACTCGATTTGTCGTAACTCCGAGAAACGTGTCTTCTACCTTCGACTTCGTGCGAATCAAATGTGATTCCAGAAGTTGGAACGGCCCTTCTTCGGTTCCGGTAACAACAATATCGCCGTCGACCGATTCGCTGCGGCAAGCCTGACGCTCGATTTCCTTCCAAGTGAGTTCGCCTGCGATGTCGCATTGATCGGGGTCAGTCGAAACATCCTCCCACCATTGCCACAGTGCATTGTCTAGCCCCTTGTCGCCAGTCTTAGGGTCAAGCGTGAATCCACTTTGAACGATGTTATCAACGCGACGATCAGCCAGAATGCCGACAAGTGCGTCATTGCGATCCATGTCCCGAGCTTGTTCGATTAGCTCGTAATACTTCGACTCGGTTCGAAAGTGATAGTCAGGACCGCTGCCCATCGTGGCGACGCCGGTGCGTCGTCGAACGAAGCGACTGTGCCGCGTGGCGTCGTAGTCTGCCCGAATGTCAGCAAATGCGGACTGGATGTTGTTCGGGGCTTTGCTCATCGGAAGTTCGTCCCCGCTCCGAGGAATCGAACTGAGCTTGATCCGCCCGCTGTCGTTGTCGCGTTTGCTGCGATGTAGTCGCGTGCCCGCTTGAGCATCGACTCGACGTAATTCTTGCCGATTGACAAAGAGCTGCTTTGGTTGCTCGCAGACTCTGCCCGAAGAATCAACCAGCGATTTGCAGCCGTAGCAAATGAACGCGCACGGGCAACGCTGCCGACTTCTTCAAAATCGGCGTAGTTGAGTAAATCGGTTTCGATGTCCGCGATTACCATGCACGGACGATAGCACGAAATTTGATTCGTGAAATATGTAGCGGATAATCAGATTATCTGACGAAAAAAGGCGAGTGAGTTTTCTCAGTCGCCTTTCGATGTGATGTGTCCTTTAGGTGGCATTGACTTAACGCACCGACTTGATCAGTTTTCGAATCAGGTATTTATGGTTTGTAGCGACCGAAACTGTGTGGCCATACTGTTTATTGTGCTTTTGCCAAATTAGGCCGATCCGATTTCTCTGTGTTTCGTCATTTGCGAGCATCAGCCCTGCACTTCCAAGCGGCGCAGTAAACACTGGTCCAGCGTTTTGCGTGTATGCAATGATATTCAAAATCTCATCCCCGAAATTATGGTTTCGCCTCGGCGTAATCCATAATATTTTTGAATACAACGATTGCAGACCGCCTTTCGAAAATAGCTTGCTTTTACGTCGCGACATTGCGTTACTCCAAAAAAAACCCGCACACAAGTGGCTAGACTTGTGGCGGGTTTCTCAATCAGGCTTGCGCCCGAAAGTCTCTTTGAATCGTCTCTAGCCAGACGACTAAGCCGGAATAGTAGACTGATCATTTCGCACTGTCCACGATGTTTTCCAGAATCCACCGAACAGCCTGCGCCCGATTGTTTACTGGCTTGCCGTCCGCAGTCTTTGCGCCGCTGTCTTCCAGTGTACGCAGCTTGTCGCGGAGAATGCGAGCCTGAGCGCGTGACATTCGCACATCGACGTTGCGGGGGATGTAGCCCTCACACGCCGGAGGATTCTCCAGCTTTGTCGCGACTGGTTGCCTAGGCTGTTCACCGACTTCAGTACCGTCAATTCGTGGGAGTGGTTTCGCCATTATCATCTCTCCGTTGCAAGGAATGGTTGCCCGTGAGGATTCACAAGCCGTGGTTTCGGTTCTGACTTCTGCACTTGCTTGATTGGTTCTGGCTCTGGAGCCACGAGCCGCAGTCCAGTGCATCCGGCCGCCGCACAGGCCAGAGCGTAGGCGTCGAGCCAGTGGTTGTTGTTCTTGTCGTGAACGATCCATTGTCGCTTGTTGACCTTGCCGTCAACTGGCACAAGTTGCTCGGATTCGCTCACCATGTGGCGGGCGAACTGTAGGTGGAATTTCATGTCAGCATGTGGCGGATCAAACAGGGCGACACTTCCAGCCAGTCGCGTTTGATCCATGAAGGCATCAACCAAGAATCGATCCTGCCCCCACTTCTTCCAGAACTCTGTATTCACGTTGTAAAGCCACATTTCGCGCCGCTTGCTGTCGGCCGTCTTGTGTGCGTAAGCCTGCAGGAATGGCTCATAGTCCTCGGTTTGCTTTTTCTGCCGAAAACGATCCATCGACCATCCCTTCGACGGATAGAACGGGGCTCCCATCTGATGGCAGAACTCGTAAATCGATTCTGAGAAGTCTCCCGAGTCGACTAGCACAAGCAGCGGCTGTGCGTCCGCAAACACATCGCCGTCTGCAAATTGCTTTAGGCTTTCAAGAATGGCCAGTTCAATCGCCTGCTCGCTGGAGAATTTCGACAGGCCATGAGTTTCGACCACTCCATAGTCCGTGATCCACGAAACAAGCTCACGAGTGCAGGACAGTTTGACCCAGTGTGATTTGTATTTGCCGATATCGATGCCGACAAATGAGAACACCCGAGCGTCCGGGACTTCGCCCTGCTGCAATCCTGCCAACTGGCCAGCAACTCGCCCTGGCGTCAGCGTCGATGTTTCCGCCTGTTCCTCTGGATCAGGATCGTTCTGATACTCCGCCTTGAACGCCGATAGATTCGTGTCCGCGATCTTGTTGTACGCTTCCTGAATCGCTGAATGCACCGCCTGTCGCCCGTCCTTCAACGTGATCTCTTTGAAGTTGTCAGCAAGCATCACGACGCCCGCGTGCATCGCTTCGCGGTTGGCGAGATAGAACTCGACCGCCTCCATTCCGTGCCGGTCGCCGTCTCGCTGTGCCTTGCGTCTGCGGGCGATGTATTCGTCCCACAGGTCCAGGCGATCCGGCCACGACTGAATCCAGCCGTACCGCTCGCCTTCCCATGCTGGCTTCTGCTCCGGATCAGTGAACTGAGCAGAGACACAATACGTGTTTTGCAGCGTCGTCACCATCACCATCGCCAGCGGCTTGTCCTGGCCTTCAAGCCCCTCAATATCTTTCTCGATGATCTCAATGCGGTCTTCGATCTGCTGGAGACTCTTGGCTGATTCGCGTGTCTCAGGGTCGTCGATGATCAGACAATCGGGCCGATCGTCGTCGATATTCATTCCCCGAAAGGCGGCATCGAGACCAGCGAAGGCCATCTTGACCCCACCGAATGGCGACCACTCTTTGCCGAGTGACTTCAGGAAGTCATTGGCGTTGCCTGGCACTCGGGGGAGTCTCAGGAAGTCTGTTGAACTCCAGTTGATGTGCGTTAAATGCCCGTCGACGTGTTGACGTGCGGCTCGCTGCGGAGCCCCTTCCAAGTGCCGTACCGGTGCGCAAATTTCAGGGAAGTCAGCAAACAGTAGGTCGTTGTTCCCCCACTCATTCCGATAGTCTCGATAGATTCGGCCGGCAAGGTTTGTTGTAGCACAGATCGGCACGATAAACCGCACGAGTTCACGAGCCGTCGCATAGATCAGCATTCCTTTCACAATCGTTGACTTGCCACGACCACGGGGAGCTGCAACTGCTTTTTTGCCGCCGGTCGTGGCTCTGTCATGGATTGTCTGAATGATGCGGCTGTGGACCTTGCCGAATGGCTGCGTGAATTTCTTCGGCATGTAGGTGCGAAGAAACAACTCTGGATCGGCAAGGCATCGCAAGCGGCGGGCAGGATTGACGCACTGCGGGATTTCAATGCGGGCTGACTCGGATCGCTTAGCACGTTTGCGGGTGGCGTCTTCGGATCGGTCATCGCTCACCAGTTCTCGGTGTGGCGTTCTCTTCAGTTCGGCCAGCAAGGATATCTGCCTGTCTCGCGGCATGCTCGATAAGATCCGGAGCAATTCCGAGTTCGGCAGCGATTGCATCATACTGATCGTTTCTTGTGACCACACGAACATCAATCACCTTGTGCTCATCTTTTTGATTCTGTGCTTCCATCGCGATCAGATTTCTGACGGCCGTTTGCTCGGCCCGATCGTCACCGCAATTCAATCCACGCTTGATCGCTGCGAGTGCATCAGTTTTCAGATCGTCGGTTAGCCAGCGGTTTTTGATTGCTCGCTCAATCATCCGCATTTCCCCCCTGACCCCCATTCACGCCCCTCTGGCTTCGTCGGGTTTCCGGATTGTCCGATTTTCAGATTCCAAAACGCCGGACTGTGTGTGTTGAAAAACGGGGCTTCCTTTGTCGCATAGAAAAATCTAATGTCGAGAAAGTACCTTTGACCCGGCGGGGGTACACCCCTTATCTTCTCGCCCAGTCTGCCACCTGTATGCACATGGCAATAAATGCGTCTTGGCTCATCACGCCCTTTGCCTTATTAACGTCTTCAGTGACCCACTGCAGATTTTCAAGTTGATTTGTGCCACCATCGCTAACAGGCACAACATGGTCACACCTTGCAAGTTCTGGCGTTAACATCACGCCAGTGAGAGCACAGCGAAACTGCTGCAGTTGAAGCAAAGACATTAGCTGTGACGCTGTAGCCTTTTCGTATCTCTTCCCCTCAAATTCCTCGCAACAGTCTCGCACTTCAGTGACCATCTCGATTGCGAGTGCCTCTTGTGCCGCGAATTGAGAGACAGTACTTGACCCTGCATCACTGCTTTCCATGTCGTCAACGCTGCCACGCTCAATGGTTTTACACTCGCAATGCGGTGTTGCAGCATTGATGCCACCGAATAGCATTTGCGTTTCCATTTGTCCGCTGATTGCGTCATCACCAAACTTAAAACCTCTTTGTCGCACGCTTGAACCCATTGATTATCCTTTCGTCTTCTAGCTGATTCATTTCGATACCATGCGTCTTTTGCCTTACGCGACGCTTTAACGATGTCCTTCCCAGCTCGCCCGGCTATCACCTTTTGACACGGTCGACTGCACGCAACAAACTTCTGCTTTTCTTGACTGCGAACATATCGTTCCACTGGTTTTGCACAGACATCACATGAGTAAATCGCTTTGCCTTTTGATCGCCTTTTGTGCCCACACTCGGCTGAACAAACAATCTTTCTCGCATCGAGGCTGTTCATGCATTTTCCGCAAGTCTTACAGCATCGATTCAGCCGTCTATCTCTTTCCTCAATGCTTAAGGTCACCGCGTCTGATCCTCGTTGATGTAGCACGTACCTAACGCAATCGTCTTCTTCTTGCCCGAACTGTGCGTTAACTCAACATCAAACTTCCCTTGCCATTGCCCAGGGCAGCCTGTCATTTCCAGCCCTGTCGGCGCTGCGATCGTAACAGCAACGACTGTTGAGCTGACTACGCTTCCAGTATTGGTGTAGACGACAGCGTCATCTGCGTCTCGAATTGTCAGGCGAACAGTCCAGCCTGTTGTGTAGTCTGTTGTCACTGTCCATTGTGCCCGTGGATTTGCGACTCCGTCATAATCATCGCCTTGCGTCAGCACGAGATTGCCTTGCACATTTGGCGACGCTACCTGTATCGCTTCGACACCTTGCAATGCAGCAAGAATTTCCTCTTGCTTTGCCAGCGTCGCATCTCCACCACCACCACCACCGCTCGGCCCCAACTCCAGCATGTTTGCAGTAAACTGGTAAACAGCACCGTCTACAACCAGTCCGGTATCAACCTTGTCTAAAATAGTTTTAGCCGCGGCCAATGCAGCACTTGTCGCCAACCCACTCTGAATCTCTGCAACAGCATCAGTTGCCAAGGCCGAAGCCGTTATGGAATTGGCCGCAAAAGCACCTGCCGCAATAACTCCTGCTTGAAACTCATGCACGTCCGCAGCAATGTGATGGCTTCCGGTGATCTGCACTTCCACGTTAGTGTCCGTTGCCCTGACAATTCGACCACCATATGTGCCCGATGTAGTGTGTCCGCTCATCGCCTCATCCCAGACAAGGTCTACCAACGTGTTTCTTTCACTTGAGTCTAGTGTCACACCTGCCGTAACACTTGCCACAGCCCCGCCAGCATAGCTCGAAACAGTTGCCGGGAAAGTTGCTGCGAGAAATCCAGTCGGCTGCGTGTATGAAGCCATTCGACTGGTTACGTCTGCATCCAATCGGCTTAAACCGAATGCTGTCGCGTCGCTTGGATTTGCTGAGGTGAACACCACCGTCTTTTCAACCGGCACTGCACTGGTCGCAACAAACAGATACGACCCGTTTTCGGCGTTTGTATCTGCTTGTGACAAGTTGAACCGATACTGGCCATTTGCCAGTTCAGTCGTCGTTCCTGTTGCTGCAGCCTGCGAGCCGTTGTCTAGTGCTCGATACGCTGTCACCGTTGCACCAGTCAACGCCGCTCCCGTCGTCGCGTTGACCAAGCAAAAGTAAATGTATTGGCTCGCAGTGTTTTTTCGATACATCAGTAAACTCCGACACCTACTACGATTGATCGCGATGCAAATGCCGCTGGCTGCACAGTCACAGTAAATGCTCCTGCACCTCCGTAATGCCACACGAACAGGCTGTAATAGCCTGCTTGTGTGACCGCTGGAGATTGCAGGAGTGTTAGCAACATGGTTTAGACTGGAACCTCTTCCCACTGCATCGAGCCGATCCACGTAGCGGAGGTCAATGCGGCAGAACCGCCTAACGCACAGTACGAGCCGGGAGGAATGATTACCGCACCCTCAAGATCAAAGACACCATTGGAAACAAGACCGACACCCGCAGCGGTCGCCCAATAATAACTCGCCAAAGCAATCGCGTTAGTTGCCGCAGTGCTTGATGTTAGTGCGACGTTTCGAAAGCCTGTAACGCCCGACCCGCTCTGCAACTGTGTGCCCATGTTCCACGGTGTCACGGTTGTCGCTTGGGTGATAGTCGCGGTAGCCCCGAACCACAGAGCAAATGACACAGTTCCTGCACCCGAAGCGGCAACCACATTGCCGACCGACACCTTATTCAGCACTGCGTTTTTCCCAGATCCAGCAGGGTTAAAAATTGCCAGCATTGGCGTGCCTGCTGCACCACCAGAGAACGCCGTCACCGCTGCGGCTGTCGAAACTGACAGCAGAAACGAGTTGCTTCGATATGTCGTCTCGTAATAACGTCCATGCAACTCACTAACGATTGCGTCACCGAGCTGCCCCGATCTGCTGTTCAGGATCGCGTTGTTCGATGCAGAGGATGGTTGACCGACTATGTTTTGATTGATCATGTGACTCTCTCTTAGTAAGAATTGAAGCCGATTACGTTGAGCAAAATGTTGGCACCAGTTGTGCCAGCAGTGTAGTTCAATGCGGTTGCTGCTGTACCGCGAAGTGGTGTCGGAAAATTCAACTGAACGGGCAGCGTCATACTGGCCGGGACGCTAAACGTCACGAGCGTTGTCGAGCCGTCTTGTATTGTTAGTGTGGTAGCGGTTGCGTTGGTGTTTTGAAATGTCAAGCCTGTCACATTCTGCCGAATCGGAGATGCTTGGGCTGCACGCAGTGCGGTTTGAGCATTAGTTGTGACCGTTGCGTTGACATAAAAATCAAGGTCACCG